AATCTAACGGCGGTCGAATGGCAGCTAAAAAGACTGGATTCAAAGCAATCCACGTTGCTAATGTTGACCTGCGTACACCTATGGCTGGAATGTCAGACCGCGTTATCACTAAGGTAGAGAAACTATTAAGTGCTAAACGAGGCCCAGTTAGTGAAATGAACTACCTAGACGTTGTAGACCCACAGGATGCTGACTTTGACCTTGATAAGAGTGCGAGTTTCTTCGCTTTACCGGGTGCGGTTGTAAGGGACATCTACAATCTATCTGGGTATCAAGATGTTGCCACAGGTAAGTTATTTGATACTGCTATGAAGTCTGTCTTAGCTGACAACTCTAGTGATATGACTACCAAAAATGCCTACATAGCTCACCTTGAAGGTATGCGTGGTGGAATTGTGAGACAACACTCAGCAGCTACCATGATATACAATATGTTAGTATCTAGAGCTGGCTTAGATGGTATTGAGCCCGGCCTAGCACGTAGCTATGAAGTCAATGAAAAAGGTGGAGTAAGCCATGCTGTTGTCAATGACGGCATAGAAATGTTTAATGACCATGTGAACAGGTCTAAAGATAGGTTTAGGGTCACCTTTAAAGATGGTGGTGAGTATATCAATTCACTAGCCTACTTGAAGAACTTGATTAAAACGACTATTGATGTTTACAAGGCTACACCAGAAGTTCCAAGTGAATTTAGCGCAAGTAAGGCTATATGGTTTGGAGATAATGGCTTCCTAAAGATTGAAAGGCGTGACCAAGAACTCGGTTGGATTGATGCAAGGGAAGAATCTACTGGACGTACTTTACAGAAGGAAATGACAGAGCTAATGATACCATTAGGTCAGTTCTTCAACCTTCAGAACATGACAGAGACTATGGCAAATGGTACTCAACGCAAGATGGGCGTTACAGAACTAGTATCATCTTATAATGATGTGATACGTAAGGTTCAGAACCATGCTAACTTCACAGATAGGAATACTGGAGCCAAGCTTAATCACACAGCAGGAATAGCTGAGAATCTACTGGAGTGGCTAGGAGCTACATCAACAGGTAAACAGTCTACCAGTAATCACCCACTAGCTCAAGGAATGAAAGAGCTGGCTGGATATTTCAATAGAGAGATTAATGGAAAAAAACCTGCTACTGATGCTACTATTACGAACATGCTTAGTGGTGAGTTCAATTATGACAGGCAGACAATGACATCAGCATTGAACACATACATTCGTACTGAATCAGATTGGGCTCAAATGGGCTGGATAAGCTATGAAGCACAGAGAATCAATGACAGATTAGAAGAGATGCGTCACTTCAAGCAGACTAACACCTCTAAATATGATAGGTTACTGAAGGTCATGAAAGCTCATACAGAGGCTATTGGCATTATCAATGAAAAGTTGAATGGTCGTGTTGAGGCTAGAGGGACTATGATTACTAACCCAGAGTCAGAAAATCGTTTATTCCACAAGGTTGCTCATATTTACACTATCAAGAATAATGAAGTTGTCAACTTTAGGCGTGTAAGCAAGGGTAAAAGAGAATGGTTAAACAAGGGCGATGTTGTCATCTATAACCCAAGGGAGCTACAAGTTGAACATGATGTAGTACTGAAATCAAGAAGAGCATTTGCTAAAGCCTTTGCTCGTGATTTACCATCCCTAGAATATAGTGGAACTCGTGACAGGATTAATGATATTGCAGAACGTATGCCAGAGGAACTGTTTGAGGTTAGCCTACTTAATGATAGGTTTGCTCCAATGAGTTCTGATAAATGGGGAACTGTAAGTGAATTACAGCAACATGTACTTGCTCGCCATATGGGTAGAGCACATGAAATAGCAGGAGCAGATGGAGTTAAACAGTTGTTATTTAGGCTCTTAACACCAGTGATTGACAATAAGAAAATGGCAGTTACTGGTTATGACCCCGCTAATGGACAGTATATTACTCATGAAGCATATAGAAGTAATAGACATAATGAGAAACTTGTACTTGCTACTCTTGATAAGATGATGGCAGGCAAGGGTTCTGATTTAATACACCCAGACCTAGCCCGTGATTTACATTCCGATATTATACAGAGAATGACTGTTGAGTTATTAAGGCAGAATAACCCTACTATAATGGGTGATGTAATGGCACAACGCAGGCTAGAGGATGTGAGGAGACCATTAAAGATATTCCAGCTAACAAAAGAAGAAATACCTATTTGGATGACTCATGAAAATATCAAAGATGAGTTGGCAGCAGACTTAATGGCAGCCTATATGAACGGGACTTACCATCTCGACCCAATAGAGCTGTATCATCTGACTGAAAACGTTGTCGGAGGTAGAAACCTAAGACCAAGTGATTCTCAGATAGCCGAATCAGTAGCATCCATATGGGGTTCAAAAGAGCAGAGAACTATTAGTGCTGCTAGAGCCATACATGAAGATACTCCAGCAGTAAGAGATGCTGGTAAACATGCTGGTGGATACGGTGAGGGTACAGAGGTATCACTGAAAGACAAACTAACCAAAGAGTATAGTCACTTATATGAAAAAGGATGTGAATAATGCCAGTAGCAGGATGTAGAGGAGCAGCAGGTAATTCTAGGGTTCCCTCAGACGAAACCGCAAGACAGCTAAAACGAGTTGTTGAAGAAGGTGCATCAGTACTATCCAACCATGCAGCATCTAAGCTATATGGTTATGACAAGGACTTAGAGACACACAAATGGCTCTGGAAGAAGTATACCGGTAATCCTTTTGACCCTGATAATATCCCAATAGATAAGAGGGATGCAGATAGGTACATTCGTGGTGTCAATGAGTTTGTTAATAATCTAGGGAAGAAAGAGAGTTGGTTTGGGCATTGGTTTAAATTGCCGAAGGCTATTGCTTCTAAGTTCCCCGGTGGTGCTAGAATGATAAGTGAATTTGAGAAATCAAATAGTTATAACCAACGTACCTTGAGAGATGCTACTGGACATATCAACGGTATGCTAGAGGGTATGCAAAAAATGATGTCAGATATGAACTTCGATAAATCTCAATACAAGAACTTCCAAGAACTTGAACGTGCCTTATTAGATGCAAAGCCCGGTGAAGATGCAGGTAAGGTCTTGAGAGATATTACTAAGTTAATAGGTGACCCATCACTAGAGGGTGGCAAGAAAAATGGGGCTGAAATGCTTACTAGGTTTCGTGACCTATTGGAGTTTACGAAACAACCTGACCCTAATAAGCCTTGGGAAGAAAAGATTGTAGGGCATTGGAATACACTTCGTACTGACATGGCTCGTAATCTACATAATGCCTTGTTTACCACACGTAGAACATTACAGCGTATGAGATTTGATTCAAGTGATAGGGCTGGTATCGAGAGTTCTATGAAGATGCTAGATGAAGCTATGTCCTCAATGCTATTTCAAACAAGTGTAGATGCTAACCAACGTATACCTGACATGGGTACTGGTACTCACATGGTTAAAGACATGAGAATATATGACCCCGAATCTCGTACTACCAAACCTATCATGGTTACAAAGCGTAGAATGGTAGATGGTAGGGAGGTAGTTACTGAGGAAATAGCAGTTGGCATTAAAAAGTATTCGCCACACTATGTTATTGAGTTGACTAATGCTGTTAGGCAGTTATCAGATTATGCTCAGAACCCCCAATCAGCTATGAAGAAACATGGAGCAAAGTTTGAAGGGCAAAAGCCTAGTGAGATTGCTGAGAGAATCCAGTCTATGATTACCGACCAGATACTACCCGGATTTGCAAAGCCAAGAGGTAATACTGATAAGTACATAGCACTAGACCCAGTATATTATCTCAATAAGTATGTTCAAGACGTTGCAAACTATAACTTTAAGTCAAGAGTAAATTATGCTTTTATGGATGCTACCCACGATGCTCTCAAACATATTCGTAAGGTAAATACATCACAAGGAGCAAAAGATAATGGTGATTTAGCCAATTTCTCTGAGTATACTCTAGATGTATTAAATGAAATACGTGGCAGTACACTCAATCAGACTAGAGGTGAAATGAACAGCATGGATTACATGGTTCAAATCATCAATGGTTTTGAATATATATCTAAACTTGGATTAAGTGTCAAGGGTGGATTAAAAAATAGGGGTCAAGGGTTATTTAACTGGGTATGGTTTGGTGGGAAAGGGTATAAGAACAGAGACAATTTCCTTGCAGGTCATAACAGTCGTGAAACAACCGCTACTGAGAACAGAGATGCTTATCGTAATAATAAAGAAATGTTAGATAGACAACTAAAAAGATATGCTCTTACAGGAGATATTGAAAAGGCATCACGAACAGTAGAGGCTGGACAATCTGCTGCTACTGCTGGTTCCATTGACTATTATATGGTTCCAAAAGGATTCGCTATTAACGAAAGAGGAGAGCTAATAATTGACCGTTCTAGCAATGCTCTACGTGAAGTTTCAAGGAAGATGGGAGAGGCTGCTAACGCTTCTGCTATTACAATGAGATGGGCTGAGAATAAGAATAGGCAGAATACATTTGAAATAGCCTTTGCTTCACAATGGGATATAGAGTCAGGTAGACAAGCTCATTATGAAAAAGTTCTTATGAAAAGGTATGGTAAAGTCCCTACCCGTAAACAATTATTTGACCACATTGAAGATATATCTGGTAACTACGCTATTGAAATGGTGAAAACACTTCATTTTGATTATGATAACTGGGCTAAATCTAGAATCAACCGGGGCGACCAGAGATATATGGGCAAAATGGCAGGTGCTTCCAAGATAGTTACACAGTTCCAGCATTTTAAATTTGCATACTTCGACCTAATGTTCAATCTAATGAAAGATGGACTAGGTGATATCAAGGGCGGTAACTGGACAGCAATAGACCCTCTAGACGCTTCTAAGACTATTGTATCACCATCTATCGCAAGAATGATGCGTAGTGTAGCTATACAAACCATTGGAACAGGACTATTTGCAATGATTTCAGGCTTTAGTGTAGGTGGTTTAGCGGAGATGTTTGGAGATGATAAAAAGTCAGACGGACTAGTGGAGAACCCAATAGCATCTGAAGCAAGTAAGCTATATGAATGGATAACAGCAGATGAAAGTACTAAAGAAGGACTAGAGAAGAAATGGAATACCTACTATGGTAAACATCCTGCTTTAGCTAACTTAGGGCCTTTCGTAAGTGATGTATTAACTGCGGGTGAACTATTTGATTTTATTAATCTTACCCCAGAGTCTATTGAAAGTAGAATGGGTCTTGAGAAAGATACAAATGACCCTGACTGGTGGTATCGAGTTGCAAGAATATTTAATATCCAAGCAGCTAGGTCAGCATGGCATACTATACCAGCTCTTACTAATGGTCAATGGGAAAAAGCCTTCAGAATAGAAACAGGAATGTACAAACCACCAAAGTATATCAATGACTTACATGAGAAATTGATGGGTGGTATTCAAAAGGGTTATAATAAGGTGAAAGGATTACCGGAAATTAAACCTAGAGGTGGTACTTCGTTGTCAGTAAAGCGGAGAGAAGCAGCATTAAAATCACTTAAAAACTTATAATTTGGTTAGTGGTTGGTTGCCACGAGTGCAAAAGAAGAGGGGACAGTATTTCATGTCCCCTTTTCAGTTTTTGGAGCAGCCTCTTGACTGAACTATACCGCTTCTAACTTACTCCCCTAGGGGTATCATCGCTATAATGCGGTAACTGGAGTTGAACCAGTGACTTCCCGTTTATCTGGCAGGTGTTCTTTTTTGCTCCAATTTAATTAGTGGCATAAACGATGTATCGAACTTCATGCTCATAGTACAGACTACGAAACACGAAACGCACACTACACCCCTCGCTCCCATCGAAAGTCTTATCTGTAACGACTCTCACCCTCTACCACTAAACTTCGTTATCAGTCCTCTTGAGTATTTCTGACCAAGCAATAGGACGATAATCAATTTGTTCGCAACATACACTAAAATACATAGGGTCATCAATTATCTTATGATGTGTGTGTCCATGTATGTTTAGTATCTTTCGTCGCATTTCAGATGGATGAATAGGTATATGTGAAAGCCATGTGTTCTTATAGCTTATAGAGCCTAAAACATCCTTGAAAACCCAAAGATAATAAGCAGCATTAAGAGTATCATGATTCCCACGAATGAGTATTTTTTGACCTCTGAGACTTCTAATGATTTCCAGTGATTCCATAGTGAATGCTGCATCACCAAGAAGGTAGACAGTATCATTTTTACCAATGGCATTATTCCATCTTTCTACAATATAATTATCGTGTTCAGCTATACTCTTAAATTGAGTACGATACTTCAAAATGTTTCTATGTCCAAAGTGAGGGTCTGCTAGGAAATGTACTCTACTCATGTTTTATTCCTTATTTATGAGGGTCTTAAAGGGAGCCAAATTAATGACTCCCCTCTCGACTCTAGGAGGCAGAGAAAGACAGATAGTGGCTATCTATCATTCCTCAGACGGTTTTTTTGGTCGGTTATGCGTCTATTAAGTACTTCTAGAAGTTGATATGTGTCACTTCCATTCGCCATCCTTGCCAATTGGATACACAGTTCAGCCAATTCTATAAAGAACCTATACGCTTGTTTTTTTCTACTCATCACGCTCTATCTCAAATTCGTCATCTAAGTGTTTATCCATGCTCAGAAAGAGAGGGTATCTCATGACGACGAGAATCTCTCCTCTGTCTTGCTTTATGATAGCAACGTCACATGATTCAGGGGGTTGCATATAAGAAGCGATAGACTTACGAACCTTGTTCTGCACTCGGAAACTCTTATGACCTATAATAGCATCAACTTCCTCATGCATTCCCAAAGCTCTACCATTAGAACCCCATGCTCTTACAGCAGGAGTACCTTCAGCTTTAGCCTTATCTACACATTCTTTTTCAAACCTATTCCCTTTTTGTTTACTTGGATGAGACACTCTTAGCCTTTGCTTTCTTAGCAGGGGCTTTCTTCTTTGAGGATTTCGGAGGTGCGACAGGTGGAGGCGTAGGTTTACGCTTTAAATCTGCCTTAGTATTCATAAAGACTAGGGTAATTATCTCATTAGGTTTGAAATCAGGCCAATCAGCAGTGAGTTTCGCTAAGAATATATTGCGCTCTCGTCCAGCAGGATAGTAATAATTCTGTAACAACTGATTATTAATATCTGAAGCTCTCATAATCTTAGAGTGCAGTACAATTCCATGAGCACCATCAAGTCCATAGTCCACTTCATCACCATCCTTCAGTGTAGCAACACCTCTGATAGCATGACTCATGTGTTCTATTGCAGCATTCTTACCTAAATCAAATTTATATTTATAGTTCATTTAGTTTTTACCTTTAAGGGGTTCACGCCTTCTCAAACGACGACGTAGGGCCTTTATTCCCTGTTGTTTAAAATCAACATAAAACTCTGAGTAGACATAGCGTTGTGCTAAATCTTTGAAGACTTCTGCTGCATCTTCCTTTGTCAGAGTTTGTAGACCCGGTATAATCTTCATGTAGTGATTCTTACGTGACTCATGCTCTGTGAAGAACTCATCAATGAAATCATCCAGTTCATAGCCTATTACATTCGATTTATTTTGGTCTTTTGACATTATTAGTTTTCCTAACTTCTTTAATTGCCTCTCGGCATTTTATGTGCATCCATATTAATTTACCTTGAACTCTGTACGGCATCTCTGTATGAGTGTCGAATAGCAAGGTTGTGTCACAAACGGGGCATCTTTTGTTTCTTTTAGCCATGTTTGATTCTTTCTGTATTAAGAAGTAGTGAAGGCTCTGCCCACTTAGGCCTTCGATATATCACGTGCAGGACTCAAACTAACCAGCAACAGGGCTTAAACTTCATCAATCATTTCTCCTAAGAGAAGTTAATCAAAGAACGTTATAAATCACTTGTTGCGCTATGCTTTAACATAGCTTGGTTATTTTCATCTTGTTGTGGGCAGATTTTATTTATTCTCCGGGTGCGGGTTTCAATCCATGAACAAATGGCCTATAAACCAGTTCAACCCCAGCAATTTCCTTATCCTCTTTTAATGCTTCAAGGATACGTCTTTTATCAGGCTTAAACGATTGTACCATGTTCATGTACTCACGAGGTAGCTTGCTCTCATCAGTGATGTTGACAGCAGCTCTCCCGTCCCGTACCGTTATAGGATTAAATTCACTATGACTTGGAGTTGTACCAGTAGCTTCAAAGTGTCTCAGCACTAAGCCCTTAATAAACTCCTGTTTGTTCGATAATGTCTTTTTTGCTCTGGTGAGCTTTTTTATTTGGTCATCCATCATCTCAACCATCTTCTGGTTACTTTGGAAATACCAATAAACACCATCTTCTTTTTCTGCTAATTCAGTAAAGCGTTCTTCTAGCTGTACCTGAAGATACTTTTCAGTTTCCTCATCTCCAGCCATACGCATATCTGATTGCAGAAGCATGATGTCAGTCGCTATGTCATCAAATGTCCTTCGTGGACTTATACTTTTTTCTTTTGGTTTAGCCAACTTTATCTAATCTCACTCCTTCTAACCTCAACTCACAATCGAACTCTTCTTTCTCTCGATTAGCAGTTGAGTATACACGTAAGCCACGCATTGTTTTTGTGCCTTTCATGTATCGGGGTTCAAGGGATACTACCTTGTTTACATTATAAGCGACTCTAAACGAGCCCTTAGATGAGGCTATATCTAGTCCTTCATGGAAAGCCGACTTACTGACTTCCGAGATAACAAAGATGATTACATTATTATTACGAGCAACATCTACGAGTGCTTGACTTGCTTCTTCAACACGCATATTGGGGTCGTTTAACTTCGACTTAAATAGACCCATATGGTCTACCACAACAATTTCGGGTTTCTTTGGGAGCATTTGGATACGTTTCCCAAGCTCTTGAGGATACCCCATGTTATAATCAACTGTCAACCAATCAAACTTATCTTCAAGACCATTTCTGTATTCTGAATAGTGTTCGGCGATTTGCTCTTCTGTCCAACCTGTCTCAATCATGACATTCCGTATCCATATCTGGAGTGGAGACATTTCTCCTTCCAGCATATACGTGGGACGTTTGAAGGCATTAATCCAGTTCAGCAATAGCATGGTCTTCATAGATTTAGGTGGTGCTTGTATCATAACGACTTCTCCCGGTCTGATGGGAAAGTCTACACCTTCGTAAGTATGACCTAAATTGATACCGCGCTTTGAGGCACCTGATGTGAAATACTCCACAACAAATTTCTCCATAGCTTTAGCATCCATCTGAGTTGTACTTTTCTTGGCTTTAAAGAGTTTGCAAGAGGATGAACAGAACTTATCTTTCATGAAGTCACTACAACCATAGTTATAGCCTTCTCCATTATGACCTTTATAACATGAGGTCACGATTTTGTCCATTTCATCACTACTAAACTTGCGGTCTTCCACCGTATCATGTCGCTGTCTCCAATCTTCCATGATAAGACGCACCACACTCTCAGGGTATCTCCATCTCAGGTGAGAGGCTATACGTAGAGCAGCAGGATGTCTCTTATCTTCAGGATTGATTCCAGCAACCATCTTTTGGATACAGGTATAATGTGATGGGTCAGGGTTAGAACCAAGAAGTTCTGTGGTATTACCACTCTTCTTAATCTTAACATTCAAGGCATCAAAGACAGGTTCGCACTCTAGTTCAGTATAAGCGAACTTCTTCCTTGGTTTCTTAGCCATCAATAATATAGTATCTATATTTCCTTGTAGTTCAGCCACAGTCAATGGAATCTTCCATAATTTAGACTTACTATTCAGAGAATTTACAAGACGTATTATACGGGTTTTGTCAGATACACTTGAGTCAGCAAATGACCATATATCCTTATTCAATAATGCTTCTTTGACCTTTACATGTAGGTTCTTATCAGGTTTCCATCGAAATGCTGTACTATGGATACCGAAATGAAACCCACGACCAGAGAAGTAAGGTTGATAGGGTATATTGTAATCTTCCAAAAGCAATCCAAGGGCAATAGCCTTCTCTTGTGCTTTCTTAGGATTTTCACCATCTACGTCTAACAAGAATTCATCAGGCATGAATAGTAAGCCATCATAGTTAGCCAAGGTCTTTTTTTCCTTAACAAACTCTACGACATGTTCATCATAATCCCAAAGTGACACAAATGTATCTTGAGCTATACACTCCCAAGTAGTTGCATCTTCTGGTTTTCCGAAATGGTGACGATTATGTAGTCCAAATGCATACTCTTTCAGCATTATTTCACACTAATAATCTGCCATCCAGATTCTTTGACTCCACTTACAGCAACAGGAGCTACGATTAATCTACGTTGAGGGTCAGTGCGAATCTTGCGAAAGACACGTTCATAGGACTCAGGTGAACCGTGTGTCGGTTGTGACACACCTTTATAATTACCTAATGATAGTTTATGTATATCACTTGTCATGAAGTAAGGGTCAGACTTGTGCTGTTCAATATAATGAGCGAACTCAATAATATGGTCAGCGATTGTATTTATTTGCATTTTGTTCTCATAGGTAGACGACTAGGGGTGGCTAGCGCATCGCCCACTCACCCCATCACAGTCATCTAATTCTACATGTAGTCGTCAGCAGCCTTTACGGTTTCGATAACTTCAGCAGTTGGTGTTTCAATAACAGGAGTTTCTACACTAAAGACTTCGGGAGTTCCCGGTCTGTCTTTATAAGGATTACGATATTCCTCAAAGAAAGTCTCTGCTCGACCTTTGAAATACTCTACATCTTTAGCCGTATATGGCAATACATTATCAGACGCTTCAGTTTCAACAGGAGCAATACGGTCTAACATGCGAGTGTATTCTTTATCAGGGTCACTATCACTTGGCTCTTTGTAGAAATAAACCCACATTTGAGCACCGACAAGGTTTTCAGCCTCATCGTCAAATGATACTATTGCAGCACCACTAGCTGATTCAAGCACTTCAACAATACCAGCATTGGCATGTTTATAGAAGTTAGCTAGCACGAACTCTTCTCCATCTTTATTTGTCTTGGAAAAGATACGCAGATTCATGTTATCGGGATAACCTTCAAACCATACGTCGCGGAATGGTGTTTCATTGTTCCATACACCACCACTAGCTTTTTGTACTGTAAGCAATTTCCAACCGGGTGAAAAGTCACTACCGCCTGTACGTTGCGTTGATGTTCTCAGAGCCATTAAGATTTCTCCTCTTTAGCTTTTGTATCGGGGATTTCTTGAACTAGAGTTTCTAACGATTTTGTTTTACCTGAACCGGGTGTACCAATTACTAATATTTTAGCATTAGGCCATCCAGCTTTTTTCGCTGCATCTAATAGAACACGATAGTCTTGAGGTATCTCAGCAGGTAAAGTCTGAGTTCTATCTTTGGCATGAGCAAATGTAGAAGTCTTGTTAATGTGCCACATGAACTTCAATTTGTTGCCGGGTGCAGGTACTGTTTTCGTATAAACTACGAAGTCAAACCATTTAGCAAGGTCTTCTTTAGAAGAACCATCAATATATGGAATGAGTGGGGTTGAGCCATCATCAAGATTGTCCTTTTTAGCATGGACATTTACAATGAGATGACAAGGAATACGTGTAATATCTTCCATTTTCATATCAATGGCGTTTTTGAGTTTACCCCAACCATCAATCTTTAATTTACCATCTTTTCCAACAAGTGTACGTTGGTACTTCTTGGCTAACTCAGAAAATGTATCTAATACAAGTGCATCTAGGGGTACTCCCTCTTTGGGAAGAAGTACACGTGTTGGTTCAACTACATCAATATTAGCCAGTTTCTTCTTGATATTCATTATCTTGATATCAAAGAGTTGAGCTATGGTAGCCTCAAAAGCAGCCCATGAATCGGGTCTTAATACTGGGTAGCCAAACAAGTCTTCAATAAGAGTATTGTTACCTAATGTTTTGGAACCTTTCTCAAAATCGAAGAACAGAACTTTGTTTAAAAGTTTTGACAAATCAGTTTTCCTTATGGGTATAACGGGGTTAATCATCCCTTTAATATAACAATTTTAAGGGACAATTCAAGTAACTTATACCAGATTACTTATCAAACGGAAACCACCAATCACGGTCACATTCAGGACAATGAAGATGATGGATGCGTAACCGAGATGGATACCAACCATGTACCACAAAACAGTAGAAACTATTATGTGTCAGCCAATACAAGCTCTTCTTGAGCATAATCACATTCCTCTCCACTAATTTGGATAATAACAGCAATGCCATCTGTTTTTTTGACTGGCATAGCATGACTACCCCAGTATGTTGACATGGAAATAGGAGCTTTTTTGCCCCCACACCTCGTTACGGGTGAGATGTGAGGAGCAAATTTTACTCTATCTCCAGTTTTGAAAATATTCAAGCTGTACCTCGATGGAACATTGTTGAGCCTTACCTCAACTGGATTGTTTTGTAGCCCATTCGTGCAGTTCTTCTAACTCAGAATGACTCAGTTTAACGCAACCAAAGGCTAATGGTACAGATAGTACCTTGAGAATCTTGTTCATTGCTCTTATCATTGATGTGAAATTGGAAATCAAATAATAGACAGGAGCTGTTGTACTCGCAAATTCAAGCTTAATGTATCTACAACTATTCTTTTCAACACCATGAAAACGAACTTCAGTAGTATCTTTCAAGACAAGAGTAGACATGTAAAGCTCTTTAGGAGCCATAGGGCCAGTAATTGTAAATCGAGAATCATAAGAGCGCGTAGGAATACGAGGCTTATACCAAGATAATAGCATCACTGGGTTCTTTTCAAGCCATCCTTGACATCCATGTTCTTTTGCTATGCTAGCAGAATGAACTACACGACTAAATGTATTCTGGTTGAAGAACTTAGCATACATAGCTAAAATTGGAAGATTGGCTCCAAAACCTAAATTATGGCGTGTTGCAAAAATGCCTCTGGCTCTTTCTTTTAGGCTATGCAAGCTTTTGCTGGCATCATCTTCAAATTCAACAATTTGTCCTTGACGAAATCCAAATCTGAATGTACCTTTATTCATAGTACCTCACAAAGTTAAGAAGGGGGATTGCTCCCCCCTCAGATTAAAAACAAAGACCTTGAGCGAAAACATAGTCTTCAATAGAAACGACTAATTCATTCTCACGTTCATCATCACCAGCAGCCCATATCTTGAAATTCTTAGAGCCCGGTAATAATGTACCAAGTCTTTGATGATATTTTTGCAAGTAATGTTTGTAGTCTATCTGTTTAATATCCCAACGTACATCCATGTATTTGTCCACAAGTGGAGTAATGCCACGAATTTGTTCTGGGAAATAGACTTGGATATTTAAACCTTTTACTTCAGGGATAGAATTTAACATCTCTAACATAAAAGGTTCAATCAATAATCCATTGGTATATATCCAAATATCTTTATCGGCAGGCATGGTTTCCAATAAGTCCCACATAGCTTCCCAATAGATAAATGGCTCTCCACCATCAATACATATTTTATTGAACTCTTTCCAAGGTAAATCGGCAAGCCCAATTTTATGTATTATCTCTTGCGACCCCGGCTTTACACACCAAGATTGGTCGAGATTACTATCTTCTGTTAAAAGCAGACGCATAGTATCAAGTGCTAATAAGTCAGATATATCTTGATGCATAGGCATAGTTAAGCCTGCGCTATCTCAATACTACTAGGGATGATTGCTAGAGCTACTGGCCTTTGCTTATCTTCCATAGGTATCTCACTCATGACCACGATATGTTGCACAAGCTCATTAGTAGTATCTTGGTGGTCATTGATAATACCATTCAAAGCACGTTTCATGTATTTCACCTTGTTTTGTTCTTTCTTACTCATCAATGGGTTGTTAGCCATATTGATAAGGTCAAGGCGCATAGCATGAAACTTACTGAGCTGTAAAGCACGATGTTGTAATTTTGTACGATTGTCCATAATCACCTTCCTGTGATAAGGTTAAAATCAAATGGAGCCTTCAATACGCAAGACAGCTTCAACGGAGAAACGTTCTTATTACCGCAATCCAGCTCCATAGTTCACTCATTAACGCTGACAAGCATTAGGAGGATTAAAACCCTCTAGCTCTAGCGTCATGGAAGGGAAGTGAAACATTATGCCAGTCTCAAGTGGTTGACCAATAGCGAATTTTTTCACAGCATTAGTCATAAATGAACCAGCCATATTTGAGCAGTATGAAGTAGCCTTTGCCGTACATGGTTCAGGGTCACCATCAGCATCAGAATACCAAGTCTTTAAGTATTCTTCAGCATTGAATGGTGTAAAAGCATACTGCTGATATTGTTCAGCTCCCATACGTCCATCAAGTAATAAGACGGGCTTATCCTTATAGCGGTCTATTGTATCAATAGCTTCAGCTCGTGAAGACATCGAATCAAATCCAATTACTATAATGTCATTGCCTTGTGGTTCATACACTCGGCGGGTGAAAAGTCTGTCAAATGCCTCAATTTCAGCATCAGGATTAATGTTAAGCATCAGTTCTCGTAAAGCGTGAACCTTATAAGAATCAATGTGCGAATTACCATACTGAGATACACCAACATTTTCAATGCCAACTGTATCATCATCGTAGAGTCGTAGGTTATCAGCACCCATACGTACAAGTTGTAGACCACTTGAAGAACCAATAGCACCACATCCTAAAATGTGAATAGTATAGCTCCCCAAGTTGTCTACTAAATCCTTGTATCTTTCTCGGAAATCACTCACTAGGTAGTCAGTTCCTTTTGAGCAGCATCAGCATCAAGTTGCATCTGCTCCTCTGTTCCCTTACCTTTACGATAAGTGAAGAAATCCCATCGACTTGGTACTTCAGATTTCTCTACGTAAATCTTCATACGGTCTTTCGATGGAAGTGTAATCTGATGAATGGTATCATGAGAATCACACATTGTATTGATATGACCCACACACTCTTCCAAGTTGTTGTAGCTCATCTCATCAGCAATATACAGGTCAATGAATTCATCCATCCATTGCCAAACAGCATCTTGGTCTAATGTATGGTCAGACTCAGAAGAGATTTCGTTGGGCAGAAGGCCCAAACTCTCGTTGCCACGATTCCCCAAGTCCGCTTCGCTCACCGTTGGAG